GTAATTCAAAGTAATAATAATCTTTATGAGGTGTTTTTTTTATTACAATCCATCTTCTTTCATCGTATAAAACCTCATCCCCAACTTCTATCTCTCCTTCTATTGTAACGAGCTCGCATTGCTTTTGGTGATACCAAATAATATCTCCTCTCTCTACTGCAAAAGGATATTGATCATTATTTATTTGTATTTTTAAAAGTCCATATGATATTTCTAAAATTATGCCTATTGGTTCGAATTTACTAGGAGTATCTTCATCGCATGTATAAACCTTTACTGTGTCACCAACTCTTAACTCAGTCATTATCTCTATCTCTCTCTATTTTATCAATTAAATGTAGAATAGTATCAATATTTAAAGCTGGATTACAAAGTAAATTTTCTTTAATAGACCTCCAATTTTCATAGGAAATTTTAATACCGTAATTTGGGGGTCTTATTTCAATAAAAAATCTATTTAAAGAAATAATTTGCAATGATTTCCCTATTAAAAATTCATTAAATTCTTTTTGTTTAAGAATAAATACTTCTTTTTTATCTTCTAACTCAGTCATTTTAAAATCTCCATTTTAGGTTCTTGTATTAAAACATCTAGGGGGATGCCTAAATATTGATTTAGCGCTCTAATCATGGGAATGGTTAATCTTCTTTTTCCGGATAAAATTTCAGAAACTTTACTTTTGCTACCAATATAAGGAATAAGATCATTCTGTATTAGATCTTGTTCTTCCATTCTAAAGCGGATAGCTTCAATCGGAGAAGGCTTATAAAAGAAGAAATGGTTTCCTTCATATTCTTTAATAGCCATTGCAACTAGTGACAGGCGTTTACCTTCTGGAGTATTGATGTCAGGATCTTGCCTTATGAGGTTATTAAATTCCTCAAGGTATTTTTTGTATTGTTCCTTATGTATAAGCATCGTTATTTTCCTAAAAAGTGGATGAGGTAGGAATAGAACCTACTGTGCGCGAGGCGACAGATTTACAGTCTGCGTGAAGGCCATCTTCATCTAATCCGTTGGGTTAGTATCAAAAATGACTTCTGTCCATGTAATTGGCGCTCCATCTTTGTTATTAAAAATTTTTTCCTTTTTGTTATTAAAAATTTTTTCCTTAAAATTAAATTCGTTTTCGATTATTCGAATAGAATTTTTTTCGCCGCCATTTCCGTTTTTCATAAAAAATTGAAGAGCTTCTTTTTCATTTATTATATAATCCATCTTTCCCTCCATTAGCATTCTATATCAATTTCTATTTCATCGAATTTTTTAATTGCTTTAATTAATTCTTTTGCCCCTTCAATCATGGCATCCGATAAACCTTCTAAATAATTTATATCTATATGAGATAGCCTATGAGGAAAACCAAATTTTTCTCTCAAAATATCTCTTAAGGTAATATCTCCAACATTTATGGTGTTTTCCCTTATCTGTCTCCAAACCAATTTACAACTCATTTTTTTTATTCTCCCTTAATTCAGGATTTTCGTATATGTTTCCTATTATTTCTAAATCTGTATATAAAACCACCTCAATTAGCAAAGGAAAGTGACAACTTTTGATATTTGTTACCATAAAACATCCTTTATCAAAATACACTTCGTGCAGACGACTATATTTAAAACGATCTTCAATATTATTTTTTACAAGATCTATACAATTATCTATTACAATATCTCCCTCATAAATATCAATTCCTTTTCTGTCTTTTAGGCCGGTGAATTGAATGAGCTCTACTTCATCCCGTTTCCTTTTGAAAACTCCTTTTACTAAAAGGCCATTTGTTGCCATATCTACCGAATTATCTGAATTTATAGCCCAAACACAATATATTCTTTTTGTTAATTTGTCATAAGCTTTGAATTTAATTTCTCTCATTTTTATTTATTTCATCCTTATCATCTAAAATATTAATTCTTATATTTAAAGTATATTGTTTATCAGTTATTAGACATTTTTTCTCAATATATATTGAATGCGACATAACATCTGTAATTTTTATGTCAAATGTTTTTGTTTTTAGTAATTTTTCATCCATCTCTCTCTCCATTCTTCTGAGATATTAAATTAATAATTATAAACAACCTGATGTTTTCAATTTTCTATAAGCTAGTATCCATCGGGTACTTTTATTTTTAATTTTTAAACATTCTTTGCAATTAACTTTATTCCATAAATAATTATAAGTTATATTTAAGAAGGCTGTTTTTTTACAAGGAATCCAAGCGCCAACACAAGATTTATATCCTTTATGAATTATTTTCATTACTTGACCTATGTTTTAATTTCTCTATCTAAGTTAGATGGTTTCAATTACTTATCATTTACAATTTTTTAATGCTTCAACTGCGATTGAATAAAATTGATTTAATTCTTTAAGTTTATCTATAGTTACTTCTTTTATTGCAATAATTAAACATGCTGATAAAACCTGTACAAACATTTTATTTTTATGAATATCTTCAATTTCAAGGGAATAAATTTTTTCGGCTAAATAGGAAAATGTTGTTTCTACAAGTTGCTTATATGGTTCAAATGTTTCAGGTGAATTACACATGTTTTAAATCTCCTTTTCTTTAAAAAATATAAACATATAAATATATATTTATATGTTTATATATTTATTTAAAAATTCAATTAAAATATCTCTCAAATTACGCTCATCTTCAACCATCTTACGTTTTACCTTTTTATAAAGCGAAGAAGGTATATTAAATAAATAAGGCTTAACATCCAGATTCTCCATTTGCTTTTTTAACTTTTCATGATTCTTTTCTTTATCGAATTCAGTATCAGATTTAATGCGTGCCATGATGAAACTCCTCTAATTCATTAACAATAGAAAAAATCTCCTTAGTTGCTTCAGTTTGTGCTTCACAAACTGTTCTACCTTCTTGAACAGATTTTGCATACTCTTGGCGTTGGAAAGTTCCATTTAAAAATACAGGAAGGCCAAGAGAAGTCAATTGATCATTAATTTCTCTTCCTAAAATAGTCCCTTTGATTTTTCTACTAACGACAAAGGATGCCTTAAGTTTACCTTCAGTTAACTCTATCCGTTCTTTTACTAACCTTACCAAATCTTCTGTTGCCCAAATATCATAACGAGAAGGTTGAACTGGTATTAAAACCACATCGGCGGCCTTTATGGCGCATACAGTTAATGGAGATACCCGTGGTATCCCATCAATGATAATTCTCTCATAACGGTCCTTAAATTTAAGAATATCCTTGTCTAAAGTAGTGACTGGCAAACAGGTTAAATCAATAAGTTCACCCCCGGATTCTTCGTGCCAGCGTAAGGCAGACCCCTGACTATCAGAGTCCACGAGTAAAGTTTTAAAATTTCTGTTTGTATATTCGCGTGTTATATTAACTGCAAGCGTAGTCTTTCCAGTTCCGCCTTTTTGGTTTAATATTGAAATGATCATGTTTATACCTATATAAATATAGTTTTATATAATAATATAAATATATATTTAATGTCAAAGGATAAGATAAAATGTTAAAAGAAATAGAATCTTTAAAAAAAGCAATTTATGTATTAAACAATAAAATAGAGCAATTGGAATCATGGTGTAATCAACATGAAGCTGAAGAAATAAACAGAATTGAAGAAAAGTTTGAAGAAAAAGATGATGAATTAGATCATTCATTAGCAGACTTAGGAGAACGTATAAATTTAGTAGCTAAAGGAATGTTAAATATTAATAAAAGAGTAGATTCAATTGAACAATTTCTCCTTATATAATGTTCTACGTGGAACATAGGAATAAAAATTTAAAATACCAATTCGGTATAATAGGAAAATAAAATGGTCTCAGAAATAAATAACGCAAAATGCGCTCAGCAAATACTGGAAGGCATGGAAAACATAGATTTTCCTAGAGTCAGAAAAAGAATATATAGGCCACAATGGATTAGTATTAAAGAAAAACCCGCACCACTTAGGATGCCATTGCCAGAAAGGAGTAAAAATGATCATTAAAATTACAGACAAATGTTGTCATAAATATAAATTAATTGAAATTAATGCCAGTAATTTATTGAAACTTACTGATGGAAAATCCATAAAAATAGCAGAACCAAAAGAAAATCATAAAATATTGATTCATCCAATTTTATTCCCATACAACGACATTCATATCGAATATATCCCTACTTAATATTATAAGAACTTAAGTATTTTTTAATCACTTCTCGTGCAGCATCACTCCCCCATACACATGCACATTCATAGCCACGCTGTGATTTTCTATCTAAAAATTCTTGTTGTTCTTTACTAGGTTTGTTTTTACCAACCTTAAGTTCAATCCAAAGCCCACATTTACCGTTTTGTGGTAAGGCAAGGAAAAAATCAGGTACACCTTTTTTAACCCCCATGCGTTTTAACATTCTTCCTGCATGGTATTCTGCCCCACCTTTTTTTTCAAACTTGCGTTCGTTCGCAAAATGATGAAAATCATCATAAAGTTCTGGATAATGGTGCTTAAACCAATTTACCGTATTAATGTGCTCAATACGTTCACGCTGAACCATGTCTAAATTCCTGACGACCACATCTACTACAAGATTTACGATCTAGGCCGTTGCACTTTGAGACTGTCCATGTGTGAATATTAAAAAAATAACATAATAATCGTTCTATAAATTTCATTTGCCCTCCCCGAGCATAATTGCAATATCCTTAGCACGTTGACCTACTTGAAGCGCCCACTTACTATTTAAAGCTTCTTTAGCAGCTAAAGTATAATTTTTAGCTTCTAAAGCAGAAATCATTTTCTTAAAACCTTTAAGACGGGGAAGTCCCAAATTGAAACACATATTTATTAGTGCAGCTTTCACACCTTCTGGTTGATTCACGTACCAAGAGCAATGTAAAAGCTCTTGTTGACAATTATAAAAATCATTCTCAAATAAGATATCTGCTTCTTCTTGAGATATTCCATTGTCATGAAGATTCCTACCCCAACCGATTGTCAGTATGCCTTGAGTATCTAAGTAAGGATGTAATACGCAATTCTCGTGTTTTTTTATCCATTCCTTTAAATTTTTTTTCACAATTATCATCATTATAATAATTCCATCCAAACCATCGTACTGCGTAATACATAATGTATGCACGCACCGTGGATACACCGTCGTTTTTTAGCATATGATAAAAAATTAAATCTGTTTCATATCGTGTAAAATCACATGTTTTACGATAAAACCAATCATGTACAATAGCAGCATGAATTAATGATGAATGCGCAGGTGCCATAATAGGCCAAGCGATTCTTGGAATACTTGCAAGATCAGTTTCAAAATTTGCTGGAATTTCAAATGAACGATTATTAATAGTAAATTTTATTTTTTTACAAATTTTATAATGATAATCGATCATTGGTTTAAGACAGGTAAACGTCAAAAACTCTGTCTGAATGCTACTTTTTGTATAGCATCCAGAAAGAATAAACATAATTAAAAATACCAATCCTTGGCGAATCATATCTTTATGCTGTCGGAATCACACGATACCAAAGATGAGCAACCATATTACTATCACCTGTCGTAAAAGCACCCGTAATATTACTAAGGTATAAACCTTTATTTACGGTAGTAGCGAAAGGCAAAGCAACAACACCAGAATTCATTGTAAATGTCGTGCTTGCTGCGGCCTGAAATACGGCTGCTGCCAAGGTTGAAGAAGCAATAACGCCTGCACCGTTTGCGGTAGAATCGTATTGAACCGCTGCAATGCCCCCACCTGCAAAAGCTGCTGCGCCGTAGGTCATTACCAGTTGAAGCTGATCTAATATAATTAACGTGTTAGCTCCTTGAGCTGCCAATAATAATTTAGGAGTTGCATACATACCATTAAAATCGGCCGCAGAAATCGCAACAGTTGTATATTTTCTAACGAGTGGACTTATCATTGAAGATAAAACTTTATTAGGTCCAATTGCAACCACGCCCGAATTAGAAATAGTAGTATCTCCAGACATAGGTACTGGTGTTGCTACATTTGATCCATTGCCAACAATAATTTCGCCGCTCGGTAAACTATCACTTACCCCCCCTGCTGGAGGATTTGCAACAAATGCAGCATCGCTAGAATTAAACGTGAAAAAAGCAATTGCATCATCATATTTAATTAAAACTAAATCATTTTCTTCCCATTGCCATTCACCGTTTTGTAATGCTTCAACAGATTCTTTTGTGGTTTCTAAATCCCAATAACCAGCAGTTGTGATATCTGTTAAATCATCATCTGTAACAATGGTAACAATGTTTGGGTTGCCATTAAAATTACGTCCAATCGATAAAATAGGCATTCCATGTCTCCTTTAGTAATTCCATTTATTTATGAATTATTTGCGCCCTTTTTTCATTGATTTATTTCTTTTTTTCTCTAGCTTTGGTTCTTTGGTATCTATATTTCTGATATTTTTCTCAGAAATCTTCTTTTTTTTACTAACTATTAATTTATTCATTTGTCGTTTCTCCTTTTTGTTTCTTTTCAGAATTTTTTTCCAATAATAATGCGTCATTAATGGTATTCATTAATGGAACAGCAACTAAATTGGTACAATTTATATTAGGGTTTTTATTAGACTGTTCGATAAATTTAAGTAACAACTCAGTATCTGTTTTATCGATATCAATTTTACGAGTCTTATAAAGTGTAATAGCCCAATCTATGGCTTTTGTAGGAGGGATTTGATCAGTTTTACTAGCTAACATCTCTGCTAAAAATTCACATGCTTTACTACCGGGTAAATCTTTTCCTCTTAAATCTTTAAAAAAATAATCAAAATCCAATAACATTTTCGACCTCCTTGTCATTTAATTTAAATAATCTCCATGATTATTCATTATTAATTATATTGATTTATTTTTATTTATCAAGTTTATAATTAAACAGATGTAACAGTTTGCCATCCACCATAAAAAAAACACAATTTACCTAAATCGCTATCTGTAACGACTGTTCCATTTTTAGGTGATGAAATTGCGTTTTTTTGTGCGGTTGTCATGACTGGGGTTCCAAATCCTTGTGTAGTTGATGTCAAATCTAATAAACAAGAAGAATCTGGATCGCCCCCAATACCCACGCCGGCATCAAATACCGCTGTGTGATTTGTAGATGCAACGCTTCCCCCAAAAACTCGAAGTGAAGTGTATTTTGTAACTGTTCCTCCACTAACAGGTTGTTCTATGATGTGTCCGTAAGAATCTGTAATAGTTCCTAGATTGTTATTGAAATCTAATCTAGTTGATTGAGCTACGGCTTTTGAGATAGTTTGAGACGTCGGCGCTCTGACATTTGCAATTGCGCTAAGACCTATGCAGGACCCTGTCGTGCCACTAGTAGGACTTAAAATTGTATTTATATTTATCCCATATTGGTTATTGAAACCATCTAATGTAACTTGATTTCCGCTAACTGATAAAAGAGTATTTCCAGTGCCATTCAATGTAAGAGAAGTAAAAGTAGCAGTTCCATTATTTCCCTCTTCTACCCATACTGACCCGTTATAAAACATCATCTGTCCTAAATCCGAATCAAACAATTCTAATGCCGCAGGAGGGGAAGAAATTGCGTTTCTCTGAGCTGTTGTCATAACTGGCGGCAGAAAACCTTGCGTGGTTGATGATAGGGTAAATAATGCCGCAGCATTAACAGTGGTTGTTCCAACTGCAACGCTTCCTCCAGTACGGTTTAAAATAAGATTACCATTGCTAGTGTTGCCTGAAATTCTTGGTCTTAAACTAAAATAAGTATTTCCGGTTGCAGCACCTGATTCTACAATTAAACAACTTCCAGTTGATGCATTAACAAAATCTGTTGTAGTGAAAAAAGTCCCATTACTTCCAGAACCAACATGCAATGGAACTCCAGTTATTGCAGTAACAGCACCAATGGTTACGCCGCCACCATTAGGATTAATCAACAATTGATTTCCAGTCGAAGGGGTTCCGCTAGTGTAAGATTGTAGAATTGAGGCTGCAATCCCACTGCTAGCATTAGTTTTTATATAAAAACCACTTCCCGAAGCAAAATCTGAGTTTGTGAAAAAAGCTCCATCCGTTCCTGAAACAGTATGAAAAACAGAAATCGGAGCAGTCGTCCCAATTCCAAAATTTCCACCTTGTAAAATAGTTACTCGATAATTTGATTGATCGCCAATTCGGAAAGAATCATCGCTAAAAATACATCGTGTTGTCCATTTTAGTGTTGAATTGTTATGAAATCCTATGCCAGAAAAAGAACCGTTTGAGTTTATATCTAAGACGTCACTCGTTGCGGCTGTAATACCTAATCCAAGATTTGAAAATTGAACATTAGAAGTAGTTGCAATCGATTGAGGAAGAGTTAATGTGAGAGCTCCCGTCTGAGCACTGCCAGTCGTTCCGTTAACTAAAACTTGCGATGCCGTCCCAGTTAAACTTATAACTCCACTTTTTGAAACTCCTATCCAATCCGATCCGTTATAAAATTCAATGTCTTTTGTATTAGTATTGTAAATGCTTAAACCTTCTGCAGTGCTGCTAATTCCGTCGCGTTGTGAGGTTGTTAATCTAGTCGTCAAAAATCCCTGGGTTGTAGAATTTAAATTTAATAATGCAGAAACCTCTGTTGTTATA